TCGCGTCTCGCTTGGAGTGACCAACGTAACGTGGCCGTCTGGAGGATAAACCGAAAGGTGGACATGTTTGACGTCCTTCCTCGTGACCAGAATCGAAATCTCCCCAATTTGGATTGTCTCGCTCATCTAGCCTGCTATTTCAGTCTAAGCGGCATTATGACGTTCACGCAAGTATCGGAGCCTTGGTCTTTGAACGTCGCGCTATTGTCTGGTGATGTGAGACCAATCTCTACGTAATCGGTCTTAATACTGCTGCTTAGCGCGTCTAAAACGTATTTCACATTAAAGCCAATCTCTATGGGGCTTCCTTCGTAGCTGACGCTCATTTCTTCCTCTGCGTTTTCTCCTTCTTGATTGTCTGTTTTAATGATCAATTTCCCGTCTTCCGCTTGAATCCGAACGCCTTGCACTTTCTCGTTAGAAATAATAGCGGTACGTTGGATGGCGCGTTTTAACTCGTCACGGTCTGCGGTTACTGTGTTTGGGCTCGATTGTGGAATGATGCGCTTGTATTCTGGAAACTTACCGTCTATCAGTTTTGATGTGAAGGTGACTTCTGGGAAAACTACGCAAATGTGATTGATGCCGATGATCACTTCTACAAGAGATTCTGAATCCTGCAATAGCTTTAATAGCTCCATAACACCCTTGCGAGGAATAACGACTTGAGTATTAGGAATGGATTCAAGGTGCTCTGTCATGTCGCAGAATGCCATTCTATGCCCATCCGTTGCACATACTCGAAGCTTTCCATGTTCTACCTCCAATAACACTCCCATCAAAACATAGCGCACATCATTAGCTGCCATGGCGAAACTGGTTCGGGAGAATAGACTTCTCAAAACGGATTGAGGTACTTGAAACCTTTTCCCGTCCTTTACGCTTTCGATATTCGGATATTCTTCTGCAGGCTGCGTGGTTAATGTGAATTTGCTCTTGCCAGATCGCAATGTAACACGTTGAGTGTCTACGGAAAAATCTAAATCCGCATCCTCAGGTAACGCTTTCACAATATCCAAAAACTTTTTGGCAGACACGGTAATGCGGCCTTTCTCAGAAGATCGAACCTGTACGTTAGCTGATAAGCCCACCTCCAAATCCGTAGCCGTTAGAACAATCCGCGAATCATCAGCCTCTAGCAATATGTTGTCGAGAATTAGAAGCCGATTCTTTTTCTCAGCAATGCTCGCAACTTTCTTAAGTGCTGGCAATAAGTCTGCCTTTGTAATCTGAAATCTCATAAATTCCTCGCGAAATAAAAAACGAAACTTATTTCTATTGCTTACTTAGATTGGCACTTTATTCTGTATCAATAAATTACAGGGTCAAGTGTTATGCCAAATAGTATACCAAAATCTGAAAAGACTTTTTACCTTTCTTCTGTTGTCAAGTTAGACCAAGAGAATACTGACCTACCCACGAAATTCGAGGGTGTCGCGTATTCGGGATCAGCAGTTGATGGTGGAGTTTTAATTGACCTTGCTACTACCCAGATTGCCGAAAGTCTCCCACTGCTTTTTCAGCATGAGCACGACGAGGTAATCGGGTTTATTTCTAGCGTGTCGAATGATGGCGCGACTCTGAAAGTGTCTGGCGTGCTGTTCTCTGATATCGACGAGACCGCAGCTGGCATAGCTAAAAAGGCCTTCAGGGGTGCTACGTATCAAATGTCCATTGGCATCTTTGATTTCGATTTTGAAACGATTTCGAAGGGTACAACAAAAATCAACAATCGCGACTTTGAGGCTCCGGTATCGGTTCTAAGAAACGGTGTAGTAAGAGAGGTTTCTATCGTATCTCTCGGAGCAGACAGATTTACGAATGCTTCGTTTTTTTCCGCAATTAAAAAAGAAGGAAATAACAACATGACTGACACAGTAAAAATCGACTCTGTCGAGACCAAAGCGGTTTTGCCAGACAACAAAGTATTGGAGCTATCCGCAAAGCTGGACGAGTGGAAAACCCGTGCAATCGCTGCTGAATCGGCTTTGTCTAATGAACGCGCGGCTACTCGAAAATCTGCCGTTTTGTCTTTGTTCAAAAGCTTGGGACGGCAAATTACGGACTCTCAAGAAAAGATGTACATATCTCTTTCTCAAGAAGTATTTGAGCAGCTTTCCTCGGATTTACTATCGATTGCTAAGCGTCCATTACCTTTAAACCTAATGCAAGAGCAGGCCATTGGCGACACTGTTCCAAAAGAGACTGGCCTAGACACTGCGTCTATTTATTCAGTTCGTCGAGGAGGTAAGTAATGAGCACTCTAACAGAAAAGAATCGCGTGGGTGAATTCATTCTCGCAGAAGCTAATGGAACTATTAGTCGAGAAGTGGTGGTAGTGGCGAGTGGCGCGGGCATATTGGAATCAGGTACAGCACTAGGGAAGGTTACCGCGACTGGGAAATATAACGTATACGACAACAATCTAACGGATGGTACACAACTGCTCGCGGGAATTTTATATAACTCGGTTAATGCGACTAGTGCAGATCAAGACGCAGTAATGATTTGTCGTGATGCAGAAGTGGCAAGCGAAAAAATCGTTTGGGCATCTGCAAATTCAGCTGGAGACAAAACCGCAGGCATTGCCGATCTCGCAGCACTTTCAGTTTTTGTGAGGAGTTAATTATGGCTATGGTCGATCCATTCACGCCTTCTGCGTTTAGTCTTAACACACTTACTGGCGCAATCAATAATCTCAAATATACCCCAGCTCGTTTCTCAAAAGTGTTTGAAGAGTCAGGGGTATCTACATTAGACGTTGCTATCGAAGAGCAAGACGGAATTCTATCTCTCGTTGATATTCAACCCCGAGGCGCTCCCGGAAAACCAGTTACTGGACAAAAGCGAAAAATTCGGAGCTTCCGAATTCCTCACTTGCCAGAACGCGCGCTAATTCTCGCTGATGAAGTGCAAGGCGTGCGAGTGTTCGGAATGGAAAGCCAGTCCGAGATGCTTACTTCTCGAATCAATGACCGTCTTTCTATTATGCGTCGGAACATTGACTACACGATTGAATCTCACCGTACACAAGCGGTAATGGGTAATTACTACGACGCAAATGGAGACTTGCAAAGCCTATTTACCACGTTTGGCGTTTCTCAACAGACGCATGCACTAGCACTCTCTACCACCGTTTCCTCGGCCATCCGTAAAAAGATGTTTGAGGTTTTGCAGAAGGTGAATAGCGCACTAGACGGCGTTTCGTATAACGGTATTACGGTGTTGTGTGGCGACGCATTCTGGGCAGCGTTACTAGAGGATAAAGACGTCAAGGCAACGTACCTAAATCAAATCCAAGCAAATGAACTGCGCGGCAATCCTGAAGCGTCTTTTACTGCTTTTGGTGCAAATTGGGAATGGTATCGAGGCACGTCTTCAGTAAACCTTGGTAATGACGCATATGCAATTCCGATTGGCGTTCCCGGTCTTTGTATTAGCCGCTTTGCTCCTGCTAACTATGTGGAAACTGTAAATACGCTCGGCCTGCCGTATTACGCGAAATCAGAGCCAATCGAATTAGGGAAAGGCTACGTAATTGAAGCACAGAGCAATCCGCTTAATTTAGTTACTCGACCCGCTGCAATTATCAAACTGACGATTAGCTAATGGCCTATCTAACTCGCGAAGATTTAGATTCGGTATACGGACTACAAACAGTAGAACAAATACTGGATGACGGCACTGGATTTCCTGATCTCGCGAGATTAGATGTAGCGGTTTTCACTACTCAATCAATTATCGACAGGCACCTTAGGGCTAGGTATGTGGTTCCTTTTAGTTCACTACCACCAGAAATATTAGATATTGCAGTTGAAATCGCGTGGTATCAATTAGCAATGGTAAATGGGCAAACGCCCGAAGATGTTTCTAAACGTTACGATTCGGCAATGAAGTCTCTTAAAGAAATTGCAAATGGATCGGCAAGCCTAGCACCAGAAATTCAAAAGACAACAACAGCAGGCTCTTCTCAAATATCCGTCGGTACTAAAACCATTGTTTTTAATAGCTCATGGTTAGCGAAATATGAAATTTAGCATAGAAACTCGAAGCTCATTTAATGCGTTTTCTTCTCTGTTATCGAAGCTATTAGATATGACACCAGTAATGGCGTCCCTAGGTGAAACGGAATTGAAAAATATAGCGTCGAGGTTTGAGGGGGAAAGGAATCCAATAGGCACACCGTGGGCTGTTTTATCTCCCGTTACGCTTAAACGTAGAAAACTTCGTGGCAATCAATCTAACAGGATTTTATATGACACGGGCAAACTTGCTAATTCGTTTGCGTACACGGCGACAAATAAGAGCGTCACAATCGGCACGGATGTTATCTATGCGACTACGCAACAATTCGGAGCAAAGAAAGGAAGTTTCGGAGGAAATGCGCCATGGGGAGATATTCCAGCACGACAAATGCTCATTACCTCTAACGGTTTAATGTCTCAGGAATGGAAAGACAACGTACTTCGTGAAATAAAGAATCATCTGGGAATCTGAAATGCCATTGCGTTTTGAACAGGCTATTCGTGGTCGGCTGGAATCTAAAGTACCTGAGCTATTAGGGGTATACGGAATTCCAACAGGTAAATCTGAATTATCGCGGCCTATGCCCTGTGCTTATGTTTTGTATAACGGAATGACCGCGGAATCTGAAGAAGGTGACTACATTTCAAAAATGCTGGTTCATTGGCAAATACAAATTGTAGTTAGAAATGCACATGAAACAAAAGACGGCCAATCTGCTCGTTCAGATGCTCAATCTATTATCAACAAAGTTTGCGCAACGCTAAATGGTTGGTCTCCGAATGCAGAAATGGCTTACCCACTCAAACTCGAAAGCTCACCACCACCAATTTTTATAGACGGGATATTAGCGATCGCTATCAATTTTGGAACTAATTATTTTATTGGAGAATAATATGGCCATTGACGTTACTACTAATCGTTCTATTTACCTACGCTGTGAGTTCAAATACGGCTTTTGGAATGGAGCAACCGCACCAACAATCTTTTACGGTCCGATAAACTTAACGAAAGTTGAAATCACGGGCGCAACGCAAGAAATTGTAAAGCTAAAATCTAATATGCTAAGTAGCTACGGTGAGATATTAGACTCTCAGTTTGTGCCAAAAGACGCCGCAAAGATTAACGTTGAATTCAACAGCATGACTGGCAATGTGCTATCTCTATTGCTCGGTGCTAATGCCTCTACTATTTCACAAACCAGTGGTGCGGTAGCGGACGAGCTGATTACACCAGTACTAGGTGCATGGATTCCCCTTGCGAATAAATACATTACCCCAGATGGAACAGGTACTGAGATTACCGCAAAAGCGGGCTCTAGCACCATTGATCCAGTTAATTACGAGGTGGACTTGGTAAATGGTTTGTTCAAAGCCACCACGGCCACAGGCGTAACTATTACAAAGATTAGTTATACGAAGTCAACGCGTGCAGGCGAATCTTACGCATCAGGAAAAGTGAGTAGCGCAAATATCATGCTGCTAGGTACTGGTACTGAAATGTCAACACAGAAGAAAGTACGAGTGTTGGTGCACAAGGCGCAATTAGCACCAAACGGAACTATTGACCCAGTCAAGGGAGAGTACTTAAACGGTAAACTAGCAGGCGACTTAATTACACCGTCTAGTTATTCTTCCCCATGGGCTTTTGAGTACCTCGACCTATCTGCATAACGGACTCCCATGTCTCAATTATTTTTCTCGAAAACTATTGTTCGGGGTGACACATGGGAAAGGAAGATAAATATAACGGGGGTTAATTCGAGCACAGTTGATTTAACTGGCTGGAAATTCTGGGTTACACTAAAAAGCGACTTATCAAAAGAAGATGCGGATGCCGATCTTCAATTTACGAGCACTGCAGGCGATAACGCAAACGATAACCCAGAACGCGGGATTGTGTGGATACATATACCCGCATCTGACACGTCATTAGTAACCCCGGGACGGTATTATTATGATTTCCAAGTCGCGGAATCTGATACGCCGTCCACTATTCGTACGCTTGATATCGGACAGGTAATGGTGATCGAAGACGTTACCCGGAGTACCTGAAATGTCTTTGGATACAGCCGAAATTTCGGTATTAGTTGATCTAAGAAATGCTTTAGTAGTTGCTATTGAAAACCCAGAACTTCCAGTTTCTATTTCGCCCCCCGATATTAACGTAACGATTGGTGATTCTGAAAGGATTTTTAATATCGGAACACCAGGGCCGCGTGGTGAAACTGGCCAGATAGCTACAGGCACGGTAACAGAAACTAACCTAGACTCCCTAAAGGATTTACTGTTCTCAGTGTTAAGGTCGGTAGTTTCTAATATGACACCAGCTATTCCGAGTTTGGGTGTGCCACAGGATTTCGATATGTCATCAGCAGATTTCAATGGTTCAAAAGCAATCTTCGATGGCAGGTATGTTTATTTAGTACCGTATTGTGGATCACAAACTGGAATTGTGCGATATGACACGCTTGGTAGTTTCTCTTCTCAAGAAAGTTGGAGGCTATTTGAGTGATTACGCTTACTAGTGTTTCTCTCGGAAGTTTTATTTTACCAAACGGTCTCTACTGGTCTGATGAGTTTTTATGGTCTCCCACTGCGCAATCTACAGAATATACGATCACTGGCGCAATTATTGTACGAGAAGCAACCAAACAAGCGGGTAGGCCAATTACTCTAATTGGTCAACAGGACGGTACTAATCACACTGTGGAAATGTCTAGGCTTGCGTTAAAGGCTCTCTACGCGGCTTTGGTGACGGCTGGCGCGGTATTTACTCTCACGTTACACGATAGTAGGCAATTCACGGTAAGGCCGTTACAAGGCGAATCAGGCGCATTAAAAGCAGAACCAATCCCGATTTGCAATTCATTTTCGCCTGCCGACCCCGGGGATTCGTATGTGTATAGGATTAGCAGTATCAAGCTTGTTTCTATTTGATCGCATTAGGAAAATATAATGGCAACTGAAACGATCGGTATCAAGATTGAAGGGGATAGCTCTGGTGCGGAAACTAGCATTAAAGTAACAATCGGTTCTATTGAGTCGCTGGGGCAAACAGGACAACAGACGTCAGGGATAATATCGGTACTTGGTAATGAATTAAAAAACTTAGTGGTGTCAAAAGAGCCATCAAAAGATATCAACTCATTATCAAACTCAGCAAAGACCGCAGAAAACTCTGTTGGCTCTCTTGCTTCATCAGTGAAGGCAGCAGAAATCAACGTGAGTGGCCTTAATGCAGCCTCTATTACTAGCGCAACAAATAATGCCGCGTTTGGAAATTCGGCTAAGAACGCAAGCGATGGCGTTGATAAATTGGGGGGCACTGCAAAAACTTCGGACGGCCTCCTATCTGGTTTTAATAAGCAAGTATTTAGCTTTAATCAGTTAGTTTCGATGGCTCAAACAGTTGAGAGCTACGTAAAATCACTCGCTGAACTAGCGGATTCTTATAGTCTACTTAAAACACGCCTTGGTACTCTTCTTGGAGATCAGGAAAAAGCAAACGAGGCGATGGCAGGGCTAGAAGGAATTGCAGATCGTACGCACTCCTCGCTAGATTCACTCGGACAAATGTACTATAGAGTTACTGCGGCTACCCAGAATATGGGGGTTTCGCAGAGTGAAACGCTAAAGTTTGTAGAGGCATTGGGAAATGGGATTAGGCTCTCAGGGGCTAATACAAAAGAGGCAGAAGGAGCGTTGCTTCAATTGTCTCAAGCGATGGCGGCAGGCAGGCTTCATGGACAGGAGTTTAATAGTGTCGCGTCACAACTGGGTGTGGTCATGCAAGCCATTGCAGGTCACATCGGAGTATCAAGCGGTGAATTAAAAGAGCTAGCAAGGCAGGGCGCATTAACAAGTACAATTGTACTCAATTCAGTAAATGACATGGCTGAAAGTTGGAAAACACAAGCCGCGGGATTACCAGTCAAGTTTGACCAAGCGTTACAAGACGTATCGAACAAGTTTTCTCAGTTTTTAGCAAAAGATTCAGTAGCAAGAACAGCTCTTGACGGGGCTACTGGTGCGTTGGAACTTTTTGCGAATAATATCGACACTGTTGGAGTAGCGGTAGAGGCGGTATTAGGTGCGGGTCTAGTTGCGGCTGGTGCTGCTGCGACTGGTTTTGCCACTAGCCTTGCTTTAGCCAATCCAGTGATGACCGCAATTGGAGTTGGTCTCGCGGCAGTGATTGGGGGTTTGGCTGCATATGAAGTTGAACAACAAAAGGCAAGTGATGCTACTAAAGCTCATAACGACCTCATGTCTACGCAGAGTGATTTTTATAAGCTCAATAATGACCAGCTAAAAGAATTTAGTAACAATAAGAAAGAAGAGATTAAGGCAATACAAGATAGGATCGACAAATCTAAAGCGTTGTTGGACTCAATGTCTTCTGAAGATCAAGCAGGTAAAGCTGGAAAAGATGCACGGAGAGATTTATTAGAATCAACTAAAGAATTAACGCACAGCAAATCTTTATTACAATCGGCACAAGACGAACTTATAAAATCTACAAGCGGATTAACAGACGCTTCAAAGGCACACCAAGGAGAGCTGGATAAGGAGTCCGCTGCGCTCTCAAAACGTATTGGCATTCTTGAAAAAAACAAGGAAACAAGCAAAGAAGTTGCGAGCACACTAGAAAAAGAGGGAGAGCAGGTATTAGAGGTTGCCAAGGCCATCGGAACACTTACTGAGAGGTACGAGGCAGAGGCTAAGTCAGTAGAAAAGAAATTAGAGGGTTCTAAGCTAATTCTAGCTTCCCTAAAAACAGAAGCAGAAACGAAGGCTCGATTATCTGAGATTGATAAAGAACAGGCCGAAATAGCACTCAGCAGGCCTGATATCGACGCGAAAGTTGCGGCAGGAATTAAAAAGACAACTGAAGTAAAAGAAATTGCGGCTAAAGTTGCCGAAGAGAACTATAAACAGCAGTTGCTAGAAACTCAAGCATTAGAACGTGACGTGGCAAGCAGGGCTGGGGCTGCGGTTGCAATTGCTAATGAGTCAACGGGAATATCTAATCTCGGCAAATTATACGAGGAGACAAGAAACGAATATGACGCAACACAGGCGAGCGTAAGGGCAGGGATAGGCACCAATGAGCACCTAAACGAGTCTACTAATAATCTTATTGCCGTGTCCTCTGCTTATTCAACCGAGCTGGAAAGGCAAAAAGACAGACTGGGTTCTGTGTATGACGCTAAAGCCAAAAGCATTTCCTCTTCTCAAGAAGAGCTTAGGGGATATGCCGAAGTATCCGAATCTCTTGGACAGGTCTATGCGGCACTTGGAAGAGAACAAAGCGGAAGGGACGAACAAAGAAAACAGCGGGCTCTTGCAATTAGCGATGCTCAATTAGAAGTTGAAAAAATTAACCTGCTGGTTCAGGAAAAACAAAAAGAACTCGACATCACGATTGCACAAGCACAATTAGATGGAAGAGGAATAGACAAGAACGAACAAGCAAGGATTGATCTAATCTCTTCGGAAATAGAAGAGAAAAAGAAAGCGGCAGAAGCAGCACAAAACCATGTTACTGCACTAGAGAATGAAAAAGATGCGTTTAACCTGTTGGCACGCGCTGCTGCATATACGAGCGAGGAATACAAAACACTGGTTAGTAGTATTTCGAGCATTCAAACCCCAGAGGAACTTAAAGACGTTATAGAACGGATTAAGGTATTAGGTGCAGAGGGGAAAATCTCAGGAAAGGAATTAGAAGACGGAATGGAAAAAGCTGGCAAGAAAATGGCCGAGCTTAATGACGTCTCGAAAAATACAGAAAAAGAATTAGCATCACTTGGATCGTTCTTTAGTGCAAATCTAACTATAGCATCCGAAGCAGCGTCAAGGTTTGGGGAGAAGGTAAAGGATTATTTTGACCAGTTGCGTGGTGCCACGGATCAATCAAAAGCATGGAACCAAGAAGTTGGAATAGCAAGTGGCAACGTTGGCGCACTACAAGCAGAATTAGATAAAGTTAATATAGAACTAGGAACCAATCTAAAGTTAATCAATTCTACGGACACCGTGGGTGGCGTAATGAATAAAATGGCTGCCGAAACGATGGTGGCTAGTGAAACTGCACAAAAAGCTTACTTAGAACAACGGATCGAATACGAGAAGTTATTAGATAAACTAGGGTCGGGCAAGGTTACTACGTATGACCTGAATGCCGCTAATTATGCGTTGTCCAACAGTTTTACGCTACTAGATGATAGCGACCTGTCTTCGCTCAAAGGCCAGATAGACAGCGTTAGAGACAGTATTAAGCAGGCAACCGATCAAGTTTCTAGTTTTGCAGATAACGTTCACACAAAGTTTTTGGAAGCAAAGGGCGAAACGGAATCACTTGCAAAGTTCAACGAAGAAAAGTATCACGAAGAGACTTTGGCGAAACTGAAGGATTTGTCAGAAATAGGCAGTGCAGAGGATAAGCGCGTACTAGAATATGCAAAACGTGAAGAGGAAATACGGCATCAAATAGAGCTCACCAAAATATCTCATAAAGCATCTATTGACGAATCAGGAAAAGCCATTAACACGGCACTGGACGCTACGAAATCAACTACCACTTTATCTACCGCCGCTCTCAAAGAAATGGCGGACGCTTATAAAACAATGTCTTCCTTACCTACCCAGATGGTAAGTGCCATCCAAAACTTTTACGATCTTCTGGTTAAGTGTAATGGTGAATTAGTAAAAATGAAGGGTCATATCTAATGCCAATAGTAACTCAAGTTGAAATTAAAGAAATCAAAGTTTGTGGAAAGGTTTTCAAAACAAAGAGGCCGTTTGTTTACGAGGTGAGATATGATGCCAAAAACGAACGGTATGAGGTTAAAGGGAAATTCGGAGTATGCGTAAACTCTAGTAGTTTGTTAGAAGCTGGAAGGATTATTAAGTCCGAGATAGCCATGCTTTTGAACGAATACGTATTGGCGTATAATGATGATATGACTAATAAACATATATCTATACGTAATGAACTCCTAAGCGTTTTTCAAGAGCAAAAGTAATGGACACAGTCACCGATTCCGTTCAGTCTCTAAATGATCAGGTAAGCGGTCTAATCTCTGGAATCGGACATGCAACCTACGCAGTAATGAAGGCACCAATTATGATGACGGTAAAAGCGGGCGAGCACGGAGAGCAAGGAGAATCTGGAGGCGAGCATGGTGAATCTGGAGGCGAAGGTGGTGAAAGTACGAAGGAAGGTTCGGAGGCTGGAAATGAATCTAGCGACGCGGGAAGTGAGTAGCTCGTATGCCTAGTAACGACTCCGATTCTATCTCAGATACAATCTCAAGCAGACTTGTAAATCTCGTGTCTGGCTCTTCATTGCTTGCACAAAACATGCAGGCAGCATCCACAGCGCACGTAAAAATGATGGCAGACATAGCAGCCGCTAAAGCGTCTGTTGACTCCATTGCCGCGACCATGGCCGCTGCCACTGTATCGCAAAAAGGCCAATCGGCTTCCACTGTTCAAACATCGGGTAGCGGAACAAAATCATCTGGCTCTAGTAGTTCAACAAGCACCAAAAAATCATCAGGTGCAGGAAGTTCCAATACACCAATAGATTCCTTGAATAAGCCTATAACCGAGGAAGAGTTACTAAAACGACTATTGGCAATGATAGCCGCTGGCCAAGCGAGTGCACACACATGATTTACGATAGCGATCTAAAAATACTAGCATCAGAACGAATGACGGATGATAGCGACGGCGGAGGAAGAGTAACCTCTAATGAAATCGTTGACAACGTTGCAAATAATATCTTCCCAGTAATTGCAAGTGGCGATCGAATTATCGGTCGTATTTGGCTTAGAAAAATCTATGCGGGCGTGCGTTCTGAGAACGTTGACAGATTGCGTGCTGCAAGAGTGATACTCACAGAGGCACCATCAGACCCGTATGTGTCCGTTGCTATGTTCTCTACTGGTAGCTACACAGATTCAAGACTAGAAATGCAAGAATACGTAGAAAGCTATCAAGTGGCAGGCGGCGTATCTGATTACACTCTTTACTATAATCACGTGCTTGGGCAAAGAATGGTGATGGTATTTAGTGACGTTAGTACTAAAACTCCAGAGATTGGCCAAGTGTTCGTATTGAGCTATGAAAATAGCGGCGGTGCCGTTTCGTACTCGCAGTATATCCAGATCACAAAAGTAGAAAAAGACACTCTGACGCTCACAGACCCAGAGGGCAAAACATACAACAAGTCTAGGTTCACGTTGGGGATATCTGACAAGCTCTACCACAGCTTTCCCGGGTCTACTCCCGCAAGATCAAGCGCGCTAGGATTCCCGACTACCGTTGTCCGTGGCACCACGATTGCGGACTCTGCGAGTGTAAAGGGAATCGTAGACTTGGTAGAAGATGGCGAGATCGGAGACCTATCTATTAAAGCCTCTTCGATATTCACTCGTTTGGTTCCTTCCACTGAATCCGAAATCCCCGTATTGGACGTGAGTGCCACTGGCGCATCTAGTATTTTAGTGAATACGGGCATTCGGACCTTCTCTATTAGCCAAGCATCACAAACCAAAGAACTAAAAATTGCAGCGAATAATCGACAGAGTAGCTACGTTTTCTCTTTAATCCCTAAGCCGTCACAAACGTCTACCGTAGTTAGTTATCGATCCAATGGCAAATGGTACGAGATAAAAGACTTGGCTGGCACAGGAACTCTTACGGGTAACGGGTCTGGCCAGATCATCTACACCACGGGATCATGCGCCGTCACACTACAAGAGCTGCCAGATGTTGAATCTAGCATTATTGTCCAATGGGGTACGTCGGTTGCCTACACGAACCGAAGCGGCGGCGTTATCACTGTCATACCTTCCATTAAGCACACGTGCGGCTACCAAGGGTTATCTCCTCAAACTGTTTCTATTACGTGGACATCTAACGGACAACAAAAGACGGCTACGGATACCGCAATCATCGGTCTATTAAGTGGTGATGGATCAGGGACGGTGGACTACTCTTCAGGGAAGATAATACTTCACCCAGTGGCCTTGCCAGCCGCGGCTTCTGGGTATTCGGTCTCTTACAATAAGAAGTCAGTGTACTCTGGAACCGTTTATTCTTTTGGAAATAACGGCGGCAATAAAACTTTTGCAATAGGGAATGTTGACTGCCTTCCAATGGAAAGTGGTACGGCCTATATCGTAATTAGCGGGTATGTAACAGGTTATGGCTACCACAAATACAGCTCGTATACGCTATCAGATGATGGCCAAGGACATCTATTAGGCAATCTAATTACGTCTGGGTCTATCAATTACACCACGGGTGAGATTTCTATTCTCTTGAAGTCTCAGTCTCGTACTTATTACAACGCATTTACTGGCGCATATGTAACGGCTAATCTTCCATTTTCACCATCACAAGCATTTTGGCGAGTTAGAGCATCCTCTGGATCGCCTGACTCCGTCACTGAAACTGGCGCGATACAGTCAGTAAAGCTAGACATTACCACATCTACCGATGATGTTATTGCGGCAGGAAGCGTACGGATCACGCTGGGAAGTGTTGTGTACCAAGACAACGAAGGCGTGATGTCTTATTCTGGCGGCGCGGCTGGCTCTATAGATTATGAGACGGGCGAGGTAGTACTGAGTTATTGGTCGGGATCCTCTACGGTGCTCACCGTTAATTCTCTAGTAACTATCCCAAATCAACCATGGGCGTCTGACGTTTACTTTAGAACGCCGGGAGCACCGATCAAACCCGGGGGATTGCAGATATCGGCTACCGCGATTGATGGCTCCGTATTAGCGGCATCGGCAGATATGAATGGCCTTATCTCAGGAGACGCGGAAGGATCAATTATCTATGATTTCGGGCAGGTTGTCACGAAATGGGGTGCGTGGGTAGTCAACGCAAACCTAACGAACGCGGAGAAACTTGAGCCATGGTACAACGCGGCCAATGTTCGGCAAGACGGATATATCTGGCGGCCTACTCCTGTGTTCCCAACCACTGAACGCTTCAACTGTGTAGTGTACTCACGCATACCACTACAAGCCGCTTTACTAGGTTTAGACCCAGTGAAGCTACCAGTAGACGGGAAAGTACCCTGCTTTAGGTTAGGTGATACGGCGGCACTGCATCACACGGTCTCTCATACCATGACCAATCCGCTGTCTGGGAATACAACAGTCGATCTCGGTCGCACTCGCATTGCACGCATTAGAGTCTACGACACCAACGGTCTACGAATACCAGATACTAAATACACAACTAATTTAGACGCAGGCACGATCACGTTTGTTTCTTCACTCAATTTGTCTGGCTACGTACAACCAATCATTGTCAAAGATACGATCATTGATGAATTCTTAGTGACTGACGTGTCGATTGACGGGACAATGAAAATATCTTCACAACTAACACACCATTTTCCAGCCAATGAATCCAAGGTGTCCTCTTCCATGATGCTTGGAGATATGGGATCGCATTGCACGGTACCTTTTGCGCAACAGACGTGGGGATCAAATTGGTCAGATACTCGTAGCGGCTCCGTGATCTCTGGTCAATACAACAGCACCTTATACCCGATTGTGGTATCGAATAACGGAACAGTACAGGAACGTTGGGCGATCGTCTTTACTAGCCCTACTACCTACAACCTTATTGGCGAAACACTTGGACAGGTAGGTGTTGGGAATACTACAGGGATATTTCATCCCACGAACCCTAGTACGTCCACTCCTTATTTCACAATCCATTGGGAAGGTTGGTCTGTCGGATGGGTATCGAATAACGTGCTTAGGTTCAATACGATCTCTTCTGATTATCCGATTGCCTTGCTTCGTTGTTTGCAGTGCGGGCCGAGTTCTAACGAGCCAGATAAAGTTTCTATTGAGTTAATCGGAGATACCGACCTATGACTACCTACGTAAAATACTACGACAACGCACAAACAGGCGCGCCATCACTTACTGGCACTACAGGCTCTCTAATTGCGCTATTAGATGCCGTGTTGCTTAATGGCTATAACCTCAAGACGTTAGATAGCATTGTGGTAAGCAATAACGTGGCAACTTGTACGGTAGGTGCAGGCCATGGTTATTTAGCTGGTGACGGGCGTGTCATTACAGTAGCTGGATGTTCTGGTGCGTGGGCTGTGCTAAACGGAGAACAGACAGTAGCAAGCGTGGTATCTGCCTCTCAATTCACGTTTCTTGCGGTAGGAGTATCGAATGGATCGGCCACGGGTACTATCACTACGAAAGTCTCTCCGTTGGGTTGGACCGCTCCATATTCAGGTACAAACCTAAAAGCCTATAAAGCTAGTGATGTAGTGGGCAGTGGATGTTTGTTGCGCGTAGATGATACGAATGCTTATGTGGCAAGAGTGATCGGCTGTGAAACTATGACAAATATCAACACTTGGTCTGCTAAGTTTCCGACTGAAGCGCAACAGGCGGGTGGTTTATATTTCACTAAGCATTACGGCAGAGACTACGCTGTTAACTGGTTTATAGTCGCCGACTCTTTTGCAATACATATCATGGTAGCTACTTCTTGGTACAGCTCGTGGTGGTACGGCGGTTATTTTTTTGGAGATTTTGCACCGCACAGCAGCAATGATGTTTATAAGTGCATGATTTTTGGTGATGTTTCATATGCACAGCTTCCCACTACGCAGGGTGCTTCGTTGTTTTCAAAACAAAATGCGTCAGGTGGTCAGTTTATAGAGCGTTCGTACACTGGGGCAGGGACAAGCGTTGCTAGCTCTCGATACTGGCCTCCTACAAACATGGGTTATAACAACGGTTTTGCATACCCATCTGAGTCTGGCTCTATGGTTTTTGTTTCCCCAGTATTGGTTATGCAAGGAGGAAACATATTTAGAGGCACATTCCCGGGGTTGTTTTGTATGATGCAAAATGTGAACGGAAGTATTGCAAATAAAACAATAATAAATGATGTGGCAGGTATGTCTGGAAGTATTTTAGTGAGTATTATCGGAGGTGCCGGCTATAACGACCAGCCCATCGCAAGTACGGCGGCTTTTGATCTTGTCGGCCCATGGAGGTAAATAAGTATGGCTGGGAAACTAATCAGCAAAATATATGCAGGGAACACGCTGTACACGGGAAGCGGCAAGATCACAGAATCGGTTACTCAATTAGGTGTACCAGTGAAAAGGAAGGTTCGGTTACACGTACAATTTACGGGAGCTGTGGTTAAGACTGCTTGGAGTGATCTATCAGGATCAGTTACTTTCTCAAACTTAGATATGACCATTCCGTTCTTATTAGTAGCCATGGATTACAACAACAATTATGACGTGGCGGCTATCGGTGATCGGTACGCAACTTTTGATGGGAGTAGGCCATAATGGCTCTCTATATTTCTAATGACATGAAAGCAGCTGCTGCGCAATCCCGACTAACAACAATGCAAGCTAGGTCTGCACCGCTTACTATCAAGCTATACGATGGCACGCAACCATCAGCTGGTGGCGCAGTGACTAACCAGACCATGCTGCTATCTGCCGCACTAGCATCCACTCCAGCTACGGTTAACGGCTCAACCCTCACCTTTGTACTGGCTAACGCTCTAAACCAGATAACAGCCACTGGCACACCCACGTGGGGACGCATTGCAGATTCAACTGGCGCGTGGCTAGTAGACGCAAATGCAGGAGTGGCTGGAGGCGGAGCAGTCTTTACCGTCGACCAAGTACCGATTTACCAAGGTGGCTACATAGCTGCTCTTACGTTATCTCTTACTGAGCAATAGCTGTGCAAAGATGGTCGTTAGACCTAAGAACGCCAGTACATACTGGTTTCTTAGACTTTGGAGCCAACGCTCCGACTCCCCCGCAACGGGCGTTGGGAATAGACGGCCAGTTTAGCAAACCTGCTGTACAAATAGCATTCGGATTGGTTCCTAGGTTCGCCATTTCGGGAAACTGGAGCAGTCCTACTCGCAACCTTGATTTTGCGTCAGCGCGCGTCCTAGAGGCTTCTGGTTCGTTCAGCGGTATATCAGGATCGGTACACTTAGTATCTGCTATAGCAATGGGTTTTTCTGGTATTAGTGATCTTCCATATGCTCAGTTTGTTTACGAATACGTAAACTCAGTGCCGAGAGGTGCTGCAACATCAGTTATTTCCAAAACGTCCGTTTCTAGCAAGGTGTTATCTACTGAACGATTAGCGTGGGGAATCAGTAAGCACAAAGACAGTAGTACACGAGTAGAAAGCGGAGAAGCTAAGGAGTTTTTGCACGAAGCTAGGGCAGACTGGCTAACGTGTGATATAAGGCCATCAGGCGGTCGTATAACGTGGGAAAGCGGAAAGGAACATCTAACCAAGACTAACGGAAAAACGACGCTACAGAAGGTGCTAGACAAGCCAAAATTGATTCCTTGGTCATTGTCTGCCACGAAGTCGAATCTCACAAGGTCAAGCGTTGATATACTAGTTGAGAGGTTCTGGAGTTTCAGGAATCGTTACGGATTAAGCAAGACGGTCAAGGAATCAAAAGGAAATCGTTGGGGTAGTTCTAAAAGTATCCGTAGGTATTGGAGGATTCCTTGGATTCCGAGTAAATGGCCAAGGTCAGGCCATGGTGCTCAAATAATACCAATTCCCGTCTATCCAAACCGCGGTGTGCTAAACTTCTGTTATCATCCGAAAAAATTGGAGTTTAAGCGCAGATGCCAATTCATTCTCCCTATAACGAATGCGTACTATGTTATGAATAGTGGATCGCTAGTTTTAGTATCAAATAATTCAGATATACCCGTTTCTTCTATTAGCCTATCATCTAATTTAGACTCTTGGTGCTGGACACTCAGTGCAGAAAGCCAGATACTTTTACCTGCTATTTCAAGAGGTTCCGAGGTAAAGGCCACGATTAACGGGTTCCAATTCTTAGCTAAATTGGATAGTGTAAGCCCGTCTCGTAGTTTCCGTTCTGATAAAGCTTTAATGTCTGGTAGATCAATTAGTTCTATTATGCACGAACCGTGGTCTGAGCCAGTTACGTTTACAGAGGAAGGCGAAAAGAACGCACAAAATATCTGTTTAGACTTATTGCCCCAAGGCTGGTCATTAGATTGGAAGTGCGTAGACTGGATAATTCCCGCGGGCACGTTCAGTTGTCAGAATAAAACAGCGATTAGTATCATCATGCAAATTGCGAGCGCGTGCGGTGCAGTGGTTCAATCGGATCGGATCGAGAAGATTTTGCACGTGATTCCGAAATGGACTATTAGCCCGTGGCTTTGGGATAATGCAGAGATTTTATTTGGCGTGCCAGCGGCTTATATTACTAGCGTTGGTTCACAGGCAGTAAACGGAAACGATTGCAACTCGATAGTAGTAACCAACGAGAAGTCTGGCGACGTATTCATTGCTACGATTGATGGCACGGATGGCTCTAAAATAGCCGCCACGGTCTCCGATCATCTTATTACCAGTCCATACGCCGCTATGGCAAGAGCATCAAAAGAGGTTGCGGAATCAGTTAGCTTATCTCACCGTTCATTTGTTTTAGATATAGCTCAAGAGCCCGACGGGGTTGGGTTAATTCTCCCCGGCCAGATGCTACAAATCACAGGTACAGGCTTCGAGTCTTACCGTGGTCTAGTCACTTCCGTATCTATTAAAGCGGGCGTGAGTGGAGGTGGTATGCTCAGTGTTACGCAGAATATAGAGACATTCATGTTATGAACGCATACAAAGCATTTCAATCTCTAGTAAAGCAATATCCGATCTATGTCTGTGAAATAGTAACCGTCTATTCGGATACCTCATTAGTGAAGCTATTACCTTCCAACTCGTATTCCACTGTTAGTGGTGTCGGGTTCGCCCAAGGATCGAGGGTTTATGTGCAGAACGGAAAAATCACTGGGTTAGCACCTGCTGGTTCAGTAACCACTTTGAGTATCTAGCTATGACAATACCAACGATTGATCTGCCAGAAGACATTAGCGCAGTACCTCTTACATCGATACGCAGCTGGATTTCTACGTTAATCGAGAGAGATAACTACGTACTAGAGAACGGAACCGCGGCAACAGAGAAGTACCACCACTGGCGGGTAAAGTTTGAAGAGGGCACAGGCGAAACAATACCAGTAGTGGAGTTTGTTGGGTTAAACGGTGAGTTAGAAGGCGACAGGGTCGGCGGATTCTCTGATCGCAGCGTTTACCCAAGGTGGATCGGAATTGCTCTATCTAATCCAGTTGAAAGCGTTACTGTGAACGTCACACCTTCTTTTTCTCACACGCTGCAAAGCTCAAAAGATGGTGAAGTTTGGTTCTAAATTAACCTGTTATATCTCTAATATATCTCTTTATAGGTATACAACAAAACAAAATAAACTGTAGACTGTTCTCTATCAAGTGAACGCACTTGAAAGCATGGAGAACGGACATGGAAACTCAAACAAAGAAAACCCGCACACCGAAGAAAGTAGCTGTTGATAGTTCTACGGTGTCGATCGTTATTGAAAACAATGACCAGAGGGTTGTGTTTTCAAATAACCTGTCTAGCTTCTCTTCAGTAAAGAAAGTTCGTTCACTTCCAGCCGTCCATACCTGCGGTCACTCAAACAGTAGTTCAGTTGCATCGCTCAAAGGTCTTCGCAAGAACAAGTTTTTCGACAAGTACACAGAAACCTTCTCTGTAGCTTGCCCAAACTGCTTGTTGTATTTGCAACAAAAGAAGGTCGAGGCAATCGAACTAGAAGCAGAGACGTTTTGGAACACTCACTCACCCGAAGAGTACATTGAAATGATAGAAGAAACGGTGGTCGACATATTAGAAGAGTCAGAGAAAGCATGCGATCTCGAAGAAAAGAAAGTCGAGGTTGTCACGACAGACAACACTGAAGGGCTTTTGAGAATGCGACGTCTGCTGAGCTCGTTTATCGACTTAGAATATCGAGTGGACTACTTTCCCGTGTGCGAGCTTCAAGAATGCTTTAAGTCGGAAGTTTACTATACGAAATTAGCAGTAAAGCTGCTTGAGAGAGCAAAAGACGCTCGGTTTGTCGCACGTCTTGAGAAAGACCTTTCGTATCTTATCTCAATCGAAGCCGAAGTTAAGAATCGTTGTTACGAAGCACGAGACAAGTCACGCGCAGTTAAGAACGCAGAAGCTGCAGCCGTTTCTAAGAAAGTCTCAAAGGCCGTCGGTCTGAAAGCATTGACTGGCACTGCCAAGCAAAAGATATGGGCTGAGACGATACGCGCAGAGTTCCTGAAGAGTTTTAATGCTGAAGATCTTGAATTGATTGCGGCATCGAAAGAAGCAGGTACTTCGAAGTTCTGGATCGAGAATAGAGAGATTGGCTCGCGTGCAATTCTCAAGCTGATTTCCAAGTAGTCCAATTCCCCCACGAATTCAATCGTGGGTTACTTTTAAGAGAGAGAAGTTATGAACAAGTACAAACAAGTTGCAGTAAAGAAGATTGTTGTATCATCGTTGATCGATAGGTCGTTGGCAGGGTTGTTGACATATGAGCAGTGCGACAGGATCATAGAATTATTTGCAAAGAACAAGTATTTGTTTAGTCGGTTTTTCAAAGAGAGGGGAGTTAAGATTTCACTGCAAGACGCGGACAAAACCTGGCGAATGAACAGGAAGCACTGGAACGACAGGGAGAAGGCGAGGTCGTGCAGTTCGTTCGGGCTTTTGTCGAATGAGATTGAAAACGTGGCAGAGAATACGTCGGAAGGCCTGGAATTTGAGGGAGTGGAATGGGGCAAGTGGAGCAAGGAGAATGAAATAGAGGTTCCCGTGATGGTGGCAGGAAATGTGTATAGAGCGCGGGTGGTATACAAGGACGGCGTAGTACGGTCGGTAAAGCACGACTTGACGGTGTCAGTGTCATTTGCCTGGAGAAAGGATATAGCAAAAAAGGAGGTGTTGCGTGCTCTCAAAGAAGCAACAGGGAAAGACATGATAATGAGGAATGGGATTTATTTCTAGTTTTTACCAGATGTAACTACGTTGCCCGAGAAATCGGGCTTTTGTTTGTTACAAAAGAGATTATGAAACCTCGCGACTATCAACAAGAAATCTTTAACAGTCTAATATCAAGCAATACACATGACATAGTTCAATTAGATACAGGTGCAGGTAAAACAATCATTGAAGCCATGCTTGCACTTCACTATTCACACGTGATGCTTGTTGCGCACCGTAACATCCTCATTACTCAAATTAGCGAAAAGCTAGCCGCGTTCAAAATACCACACGACACAATTAGCACTGAACATACCCGCCGATCCTGCCAACTATCTCATATTAGAAAACACGGGGTAGACTACATCGAGAGAGGAAATAAAACAAAGCTAGTAGCAAGTATTGATAGCTTGCTTGCAATGAAAAGAAGGTGTGATATCGCTTTAGATACCAATACCCCATGGGTTATCGTAATCGACGAGGCACACCACGCACTTGAAAAGAACAAGTGGGGGAAGGTAAAGGAGATACTTCCGAATGCTAGGATCATCGGGTTTACTGCTACTCCAGCTCGCCATGACGGCAATAGCTTAGGCATTAAAGACGGTGGGCTATTCGAAAGGCTAGTACAGTCTGAAGAACTGAAAGTGGACAGCGTAAAAACACTCATCAAAAGAGGCACGCTGTCTGGCTTCAAGTGCTACGCAGCAGTGAATAAGATCAAAGTGGAGTCACTAAAGATTATAGGCGGTGACTACACACAAGATTCTTTGCTAGCGGCATTCGATAAACAAATCTTTGGTGACGCGGTCGAGCACTACAAGAAGATAATGAAAGGCAAGCAAGTCGTTGTCATGTGTATTTCAATCAACAATGCGGAGGAGTGCGCAGAGAGTTTTAGAAGTGATGGTATACCCTCCTCATTTATTGCGTCCTCATTAACCGACACGGAAATAGGAAACCGAATGGACGCATTTGCAAGTGGAGAAATAAAAGTGTTGTGCAACGTGAATATGATTGGTGAAGGGTTTGATATGCCCGGTATTGATGGAATGATTCTACTTAGAAAAACTGACTCGTTCATTCTATATCGCCAATGGATTGGTAGGTCATTGAGGACGAATGCAGGCAAGGAACACGCAATCATCTTAGACTGTGCTGGAAACATTGCACACCACGGTTTTCCTGATGAGCACGTGAAATGGTCAATTAACGATAGGTTCTCAAAGAGTGCAAGCCAGTATTTGCCTTGCCCAAAATGTCGAGCTATTTACAACATGAAACTATTGATGTGTCCTGAATGCAGCGATGACAATCCGTTATTGTCTAGGTGCACAGTTGGTGGTCACTACGTAAATCAGGAACGTATTGATGCTAGAATAGTAGAGGTACATAGAAGAGAGTTAGACAAAAAACTATTAGAGAAGGAAGATAGCCAGAGAATGGGAAAAGAAGTGGTAATACCAGAGATTCACTGGAGAACCGATGTTATTAGTCAGTTGTGCAAAAAGCTAATTTGTTGGTTCGTTGAAAGCATAAAGAAAGATATCCCTCCTCGTGAGTTAAACGAGTTTCTAAGAAAACGCGAGATATTACACGATCACAAGTTTTGGACGGATCATTTCACAATAAGAGATTTGCAGGAAACGAATACCAAAAAGGCACTGGGAGCCTATAGAAAGTGGCAATCAAGATAATCAACAGCAGCGCAGAGCTACACTCAGGAAAGTTTGACCTGATGATGACCGATCCACCATTCGAAATGTGCGGGCTGAAACTAAACGACGCCATTAAACGTTACGAGATAAAGCACTTGGTGTTGGTGTCCTCAATGCGGCAATTACTAACTTTTAGCAAAGTAACTGAAATGGAGTTTTGCTTTGATTTCGTGTTGGATACGGTATCTCAAGAACGATCAATGTCCTACAAGTCTCCCAATTATGCTCATAACACGGGCACGTACTGGAAAGCGAAGGGTAGGAAGAGTGCGTTCAATAGAAAACTAAGGGCTAGGCAAGACGTGTTCTTTGATAACCACTACTGGCCTACGCTGTTTCGTGCTCCAAAAGGTTCGGATATGGTTAAGAGAGAGCACGGGTATGCTAAGAACACACAAGCGTGGACGGACATACTCGGATCATTCGAGGTGAAGAGTGTAGTGGACATATTCGCAGGATCAGGCGTAACGGGTCTAGCAGCCGCTGAGCTCGATTTGGATTGCACGTTAATAGAAAGAGAAGGGGAACACTGCAAGACCGCGTACAAGCTGCTTAAGTTTGTTGGTGCTAGTGTAGAGCTAGCTTCAGATACTAAGAAAGCAGACTCCTCTTCGGGGGAATAGACGCAAACACGTCACGTGACCAGCGTAGCTGCTGAACCATAGAGCCGTTGCTGTGATGCTTCCCAGAATCAATCACACGCGCACCGTGCCTTTTACCCTCAAACTGAAACCTCAATCAAAACTATTTCGAAACCAAATCAATTTCGGCTTGCAAAGACCTAATTTCGGAATCGTATTTTGCGGCCACTGCTTGCATTTCCGCAGATATGCTTTGCTCGTAAGTCGCTCCCGCTAAATTGTTCATGGCATAAGATTTCTTTCGGCTAAGCCTGTACATTTCGATTTCCATCGAGCTCTGTGCAGAACCAATCCGAGACTTTAATACCCGAATCTTCCGATCCTTCTCTTCCTGCGCAAGTGTCTTAGAAATTCTCTCATCGGCCTCTGTGTTCTTCTTTGCCTGTGTTTTTAACTGCTCAGTATCTACTTTGGGAGAGGTTGGGACATTGACAACGGCAGACGTCCCAGTGCATGGGTCAGTAACGTAACTAACGTTGCCGCTGGCATCCGTGCACTTGTAAAAACTCGCGGCCACGGCACTCATGCTCACAAACATCAGTGTTGCGCTAACAATCGCTTTGTTCATGTTGTCACCTAGTAATAGTTGATTGTCATAATCTAGCACCGATTTTTAGCCTTGACTACTATCTATCCTTGTCCCTTCCTTGTCCCTTCATGCCTGCCAAAAGTAACGTAAATATCTGATTCTAATAGAAAATTATCGTACTCTACTTGTCCCTTCATTGCGACGTCATTGTGTGTTGTGTTATTTTATTTTTAGTGATGTCATGTCGCACCTATGCTTAGAGGTTCTTTGGGAGTAGATAGATAGGCAGTATAAGGGAATGTGGCAAGTACACTAGGTGCCGCACAAAAACACAGATAACCTATTGAGATTTTGGAGATTTTAGAATGAAAATTGCGGTTATTAACCAAAAAGGCGGGGTTGGGAAGACAACCGTAGCGGTCAATCTAGCGTATGAGTTGACACGACTAAAACGCCGCGTTCTACTGATAGACCTTGACTCGCAGGCACACTCCACGGTTATCTACCTACCAAACCATAGCGGCTTAAGCATTGCAGATGCTCTAGTTCGCAATGGTGTAGATATCAATCCAATCATTTTTACAGCGAAAGTTAGATCAGAAGAGGTGCCAAACTTTTCTATTGTTCCGTCTAGTCTGAAACTTGGAATAGTGGCCGAGGCAATCTCACAGAGAAACTTTCGTGAGCGTATTTTGCACAATCTTCTTAAAAAGATTGAATCTGAATACGACTATTTATTGTTTGATTGTCCGCCAACGCTGGGCGTGATTTCAGTCAATGCCATCTACACTGCCGACAAGATTCTTATCCCAACCAGCTACGGAAGGTACGCGCTGGACGGTGTGGGAGACCTATTTGCCACGCTTTGTGAGATATACGAAGAACGGAGAATTGACTATCGAATCTTGCGAAACTCTCTTGATACTCGCACGACTTCTACAAATAGCTTTGTGGAGGAACAGCTAAAAACGTTTCAGCTACTGAATACCGTGATACGTAAGAATGAGTCTATAAACCAATCACAAATCAACGGAGTCCCTGTTTCGGTGTTTAATCCCAAAAGCCACGGGGCTATTGATTTTCAGAAGTTAGCGCAGGAGGTAAATGACGGTGGTTGGTAAATTGGGATCGGGATCAACTACGAAGTTATCCAATACCGTGGTCTTAGAGGAAATAACAAAGCCACCAAAACCGCTTGGACTAGTGAAGCGCAAGAAACGAATCTCAATGGCTAAAAGGTGCTACCGTCTTCGGCTATCTGATATTGAGAAGCTCGAGAGGCTAGAAAGAATAATAGTAGAAATGGGATTTGAACGCGAAGTGGCTAAAACGGACGTGATTAAAATGTTACTCAGGCTCGGAGAGAAAACAAACGTTGAGAAGCTAAAGGTTGCGTATAAAGAATCGTTACTCAGATAGTTAGTCGCTATCTTTGAAGCGGTCATCGAGTAGCTTCTTAACCACGTCCAGACGTTCTTTGCATACCCTGTAGCTGGTCAAGGCAGAGTCAACCATTGGGATTAGCTGGTCAATATCTGTTTCTTGCTGATATCGCATAGTTTCGGCAATCTTGCGTAGATTGTCGTAATGAGATTTGAACGTTTCGGATTCTGACATGTAAACTACTCAACTGTTGCGCTTAGGTTACCATCTGCAAACTGTAAATCGACACGGTCGCCGCTTTCAACGTGCGCTTTTCTAGTAATAACCTTCCCTTTAGACCTAGCTATTACAAATCCTCGTTGCAAGGTATTGCCGGGGCCGACGCCAATAACAAACTCTACACTTTCCCGCAACCGATCTTGTACTCTCTGAATAGCCGATTCTGATCGATCACGAACCAAGTTACGTTGCGTACTGATATTGTTGCTCGACACTGATAAAGCCGTTGTGGCCCCACCACGTATAGACTCTCTGCTACGAGATAGCCACTGCTCAGTTGACGATATACGCTTCTTGGCATAAGAATCTACACTACTGATACCAGATTCGATATTCCCTTTTGTAACCTGTACTTGCCTATTCGAAACTTCCTTAACAGTTGCCAAACAAGCGTCACAGTTCAAGGTTGCTCGCTCGACTGAAAAACCAGCAACAGACATAATGTAGTCGAAATCTGATTGTGCGTCACACGTGTTTTTCCAGATGTCTTCTGCAATGGCTAATATCACTTTTGAAGGCGTGTGAAAGCTCTTGTGTGCTACTTCGTCGAGAATTGTAGAGTCGCGCTCATGTCCAATAGCAGTGAAAACGGGAAGAGGCATCTTAGTAATAGCGTCCGCGATTTTGTACTCATTTAACCACGACAAATCAGACTGCGGCCCTCCACCCCTAATAATAACCAGAGCGTCAAATGGTTTATATATATGTAAACGGTAAATAGAACGGAGAGAATTAACAATCTCAATAGCAGCGCGGTCACCTTGGAATGCTGCCGAGAAATACTCAAAGCGGCAAATACCAGCGTCGTTAAGAGGATCAGCTTGTGATCTAAAATCTCCTAGGCTTGCCGAATCCTCTGGGCATAACACGGCAACGCGGGTATATTCTGTGGGTGTTCTAAATTTGCGTTGATTGTCGTATATCCCTTCACTCTTTAGACGATCACGTAAAACAATAAGCAGTCGTGCAGCTTCTCCAAGAGTAAACGACGGATCAATGTCCTCAATAGTCGCACCTAAGCCATAGCTCAGGCTTAGAGACGGTTTAAGGAGTACCAACACCTTTATGCCTGTCCGTAATTTCTCACCTCCCGTGCCGTCATGGAAACGAGAGATCACCTTCTTTTTATAGCCAGCCCAAATAGAGCACTTTAATTTCGCAACGGTTACGCCAACAGCGTCAGTCTCTATCAGCGTAATGTAAACATGTCCTTTGTCCTGTACGTCGCTAATCTCTGCCGTTACCCACGTACTAATAGCCACAGACTTTACAGCATTAGCCAAAGGCTGCAAGAAACCAGACAGGGTAACGTGAGTGGTCATACTTTCGCTTACTGTCCTTTACACAACGCTTCGCATGGTACGCCGTCTTTGTTGCCGTCCAGAGATAACACACCACACTTAACCAGATAAAACTTTGCCTCGTCACACGAAGTCATTTCTTTGCACATCTTCTTAGCACCGCACTTGAAGCTAGATGTGTCCGCTGGAGCCACTGTGTTCTTAGTGAACCCACCACTTCTCCACTCCCACGGCGGCATACGATCAGCTTCTGGTAAAGACCACAAACCGCGTTTAGCTGCTTTCGCTTCATCTTCGGCTTTGAATAACGCCTGATCTTTAGCATATTGCCGATATACCCACGCATTACCAGACTTCGCCATCTCCAAATTTACGTCCACACTCCCCACATACACCCTTCCAACAGTTCTGCCATAACGGTCAGCGTTTTGCACGACCACTCTAACCTCTTTACCGAACACCAGATCAGATAGCCCCTTCTTTGCATTTGTTCCCCATGGCTGCTTAGATTCTGGCGTGTCAATCTCACCAAGCCTAATCTTGTACTGCTTGTTTGCAGGTGTTAATACAGTAATCGTATCGCCGTCGTGTACTCCCGTGACCTTCCCTAAAATCTCCTCTGCCCTTGTGCTTCCCACGAAAACCATCACTACCACTGCCAATGCCGTTCTAAATCGCATAAAATTACCCTCGGTTTGAGGAGGCTAGTCTACAATATTTTGGCGTCATGAAAAGATTTATCGGCCGATAAACTATTCAAGATTACTTCCGATAACCTTCTGGATTCGGAACTAACTTTTTTTTGGAGGTCAAAATGCAAGCTCTCATACCAAAATCTGATGCCAATACTCAACTATCAGTAGTTGAATCGATTACTAGGTCTTACATACTGGAGAGTCTCAGTGAATC